GAGAAAACAAGGAATACAAAAAACAAAAGAACATAAATCATAAATTTTCAAATTCTCTTCTATCAAAGTAGTTTTATTTATGTTTAATCAACTTTTTTGAATGCTTATTATTAATCTGCAAATTGCCAAATCATGCCCAACCTAGCTAAAATATCAAATTCCCCATCCTCATTCATCTCATTACTAGTCATCTCATATGTACATTCATGCAGCTGCCAGGTACTGAACAGCCCTACTAATGGATTAATTAGGATAAATCTAGCCAGAGGCCAATATATCAGATCTGTGCCCTCTATCTCTGCATTCAGCAGGCTAAAATAAGGATACGATGCTAATGAAGTTAATCTCAAGAAATCAAGGCCTAAAAGTGTGGATACAGACCAAAGGATTTCATTGGGTGGGTCCTGTCCAATAATGATGACCTTTGATGAGTAAACATTGTTGGCAGTTAGCGGAACACTAGATGACATTTCAAGCTCCATCATTAATGAAGTATGATAGAAGTTGGATGAAAGAGATGATGGCTTGTTCTCCATAATGATTGATGAATTCATCCACTGAACAGTCTCGTGATGAAATTTTTGGAACAAGATCATCATTGGTAGCAAAGAAGGCCCTAACATCATCCATATTACTACCCAAGGAGGTCATGCGTAGGAGATCACTATTGTTCTTAATATAATTCCATAATGCTGCTCTTGTGGGAATGACTGGAATCTCCTCCTTCAGACTGAAGAATACCTTCAAAGAAATATAACCCACAAGGTGTTCCAGAGTCACTCGGGAACCACCTAGCCCACTCATCCTTGACCGACCAAATCTCATTATCTTGCCTTTCTTTATTTTCCTAGAAAGTTGTAATAACTGACCTTCCCATAGAGGATACATCTGGTTAAGCGAATACCCAGATTTGAATATTATAGAGTTCTGTTTTACTATGGCTGCTGGGGATATCAAGAATCTCAATGAATCATTGCTTAGGTGTCTTCTACTTGCAGGTTCCATAATCATCTGATCAGAGGACTCATTCCTTTTGAGGTTCTGATTTATCACTAAATAAAACTCATTAGAAGAATTGGATGTCCCTTCTGGTCTTAACAACAGCCAACCAAGATTCTCTTCATTAATGTCATCTAGAAAGGATTTAATATCTTGAGTCTTGAAACATTTAAGGAACCCCATCATTCCTGATCCGATGTATTGGTGTTTTAATAACCATCTGTACTGAGTGATTACTTTTTGATCATCTGTATCAATGTCACAGCAAAGGAAACTTGGCCTGGGATGATGTGTGACATTTTTAAATTCTGAACACATTGCTGTGAGGTTTTGTTGGCTTAAAAAATCCATGGGTTCCATTCTGGATTTATAGACTCTTGATTTCTCCTCATCAGACAGAAATATAGAGTCTGGCATGAAATCAGGAATACGCTGATCAGAATCATTTGATAGTGAGGAATAACATACTGTACAGTTTCTACTGAAGCGAGCCAAACAACTAGCAAACCCTCCAGTACCATCAGCAAAACACCAAGCCGAACGTAAGTCGGTTTGGGACACTCCAAGATTTCTCAGAGCGTATAAGAGCTTTGTACTTGATGTTGATGTTGTCCCATAAATCCTATATACCCATGGAGAGAAGTCAGTACATAACTCATGCTCCTTGACGAGTGGCATGTAACATCGAACTGTTTTAAGATTCAAAAAATATCTAGGAGGTTTTAATTCTTCTACATTATGATTCCATTCAGCACTTCCAAGACCTTTAACAACAGTAGAAGTGTTAGCCATATTTACTTCCAAAATGTAATTTGTCATGATAACAGTAGGTATGAAATCCGGAAGAGCTATGTATGAATTCACTGAGTGGCACTTAGCAGATGTTTTGCACATCCAACCATGAGGAACTAATCTGTCAGTTATCAAGAGACTAATGGTATGATGAGTTGCCATTGATTGACACTTGAAATATTTGAGATCAGTTGCTTTCAGTTGTAATCTTAATTCAATATCTTCTTTGTTGCATTCCTGATGTATAAATGAGCAATCATCTCTGCTTGGTAGCCTTCCCATTTGCAGAATTTTAAGCCTTGCTCTTTTGATAACTTCCATCTGATATAAGACTTGTATCTTTTCTGAGTCTTCTCCAGTACGTACAATGAAAGACTGAGATAAACATGATGTGATATAAGCTGATAGTTTTGGTGCCTTCCTTATTGCTTCAATTAGAACCTGTTGGTAAGTCCCTGGATTAATCAGGGCTAGACTTAGTGGTGTTGTTAAATCTGATTTAGGAACCCCTAGTACCAACAAGAACTGGTCTAAGAAGGATGAATGGGATCTTGTCTCGAATAAACATTCAACCAACACTAAGCTGTCAGGGTCTCTGACCATTGTGGAATCATCTAAATCTAGTGTACTAATGAAACACCTTAACAGCTCCATGATGAAGCAACTCATGGGTAATTTGGTCAGTAGTGCAGATGACATCTGATTTAGGCTCTCCATTCCTGCTATTTGGGACAGCGCAATTAGTACATCCTTTGGGGCACTAATTTTGATCTTACTATCCAAAGTTCGTTGGTACATGGCTCCTCCTATTTCAGTAAACCTTCGCAGAAGGCCACATCCAATATTAACCATATACTTGGAATCATGTGATAATGGGTGTAGATGGTACCCAAAAAACTTCTTCTCATTGGCTACATTAATTTCTCTTTTCAGATAGTCTATATCATCCTCACTAGCTGCTATTTGAGGGAAGATCTTCTTCTCCAGTTGGAGGCACTCATCAGGTCCATCAACAGCCATATCCTGAACAGGGTAAAAACAATCATGACAAACAGGGAATTCAAATTCTCCAAGAGAGAATAAGGGGTTGTTACCCTGATCTGAAAAGTGTGGTCTAAGAACTTGATAGAGATGGGCATCTTGGTTCAAGTTGAAATCCTGCGCCATTATCAGTACACTGAGGTCAAATATGAATCTAATCATTATATTCATGTTGCAGTCTTGAGCTATCGCATACCTCAGTACTTTAGCTGAATCATAGTTCTTGGTCCAGTACATATAGCTATTAGCTCGGTAATTAGGGGAATTTACCTTATCAAAGTCTCTAGTTGTTAGCCGATGCGAGATTCCAGCTCCTGTCAAGGAGGGAGTTAGTATCTCTAAATCAGACAATTCCAAAGGAATGAATTGCTGAATCAGGAGGTAGCATACATCTCTCAGTTTTGTTGATAATGGATGAGCAATGCAGGCAGCAATTAATAAGTTCTTCAATCTACTGAAGACAGCATTCTTCCTTCTCAGATCAATTAGACTGAACCCTACTTTACTGCTTGTTTCTTTCCCGAGGAAGGGAACCCTGGTAGTACTAGCAGAGTAAAGCAAATTGGGGTGATGATCGCAACCCAAGTACAACTTGTCATCAGGATATGTGTTATGGTACTTAATCCCAATCTCGGCAGAGACTGTAGCTTCCTCGTCTACAGCAGAGAACACAAATGAGTCCACGGGACAAGCATAAGTGATTTCTCCAAGTTCTGATCCCCATGATTCCTTTCTTAATATCTTAGCGGATCGAGTTGGACAATTCTCCCTTATCATCTGTTCAAGGATCATTCCATCATAAGGCAATATTAGGGTAGTTTTCCAGAACTGTGCAAGGTTGCTCTCAGCTCTCCCAATCCTTCTTACTATCCTCTTTATTTCAGTCCGTCTCTTGTGGATAGGGATTAAGAGAAACAATGTCTCTGGAACTTCAAATAATTGAATTAGTTCATCCATCATTTTGTAGTAGCTATTATCATAGATTAGCTTGATAAGTTTTAGATTTAGAGGTTTAAACTGGAAGAGGTAATCCAGGATCCTCAACCCCTCTGACTCAGTCTGAGAAGATACCAGCTCTGTTAATTCCTCATTGATAGTATACGTCTGTAGGATCTTCTTTGCTTCGCTCCTAAATACAGATGATCCATTAATGGGAATGTCCACATTGAGACTGTACATCCCTCCTATCAAATATTTTAGTTGCATTGTGGGCTTATGAGGAATATTGAGGATATTTAGCAACAGCAGTCCAATGGAGCTATATTGAGGTTCTGATAAGCAATACTTAAGGAAAGAGGTAAAGCTAGTAAGATGGTCATTGATTCCTCTCATCAAGAAATGACATATGTTATGGATGCCTGGTCCTCCCAATGGTTGAGGCCACAATAACAGTGCTAATAATTGATCTTCTGAAAAACCTTCTACTTTTAAGTTGAGCAAACATTCAAGACTTATCCACCATAGAGTAGTCAACCAGCATAAAAGTGGTGTTACCGAGACTGAACACATATTATATCCTGCTGAGCAGATACTTGAGAGTCTTGATGACATTACATCCAGCTGATTATCTTCCATTGACATTAATTTGGCCCCTTTCTTAAGAATAGATGGAAGCATAATGTTATTAAACTGGAACTGCTTTGATGCAGTCACTATGTTGACACTGTGGAAGACTTCCAGTGGCTTGGAAATCATGTTGAACCTATTTAATCTGAGAGATAAGTCCTCCACTATCATTTCAACATGTTCAGTCAGGTCGTGATCAGCTACCTCATTCTTTGGAATTTCTAATGTTATTCTGCAGTCATCTCCTTTGATGAAAACATCACCTTTTAAATCCATTTCATGCAAGCACAACTTGACCATTCCTAAGCAGGATAATGTCCATTCTGCTTGATTAAGTCCCTCAATCCCGCCTTCTTGTCCTTTCCATTTCAGTACATGTTGTCCATCAGTGTCCCATTCTGATGTGAAAAATGTTGCTGCTTGATAAAACTTCATTGTATCTCTATATATATGGGTACCAAAGAACTCATCTAAATGAACCCCCACAGTATCGTCCACAAATTGTTCTCTCATAGTGTTATTCCACTTCGAAAAATCCCAATTGATGTTGACTATGTGGAACTGTGGTAAAGCAAATCTTTTCAATGTAGAATTGAACAGTTTCAGAGAACTTTTGAATTGGCCACATGATAAGAGCTGTCCAGGAACATACTTTTCTAAGTATGAGAAAGTATTATACAACTGGGAGACTCTTCTACACCGTTCTGGAAAAGGAGAGGCTCCAAATAGTCTTGCACTGGGTTTCATCTCTTTTTCCTTTCCTGTTAATTTGATGATGCAGTAATCACTAAACAACTGATTATCAAATGGGTATCCATCATTGCACCATGCTTTAATATAATCTCTATATGATTGGAAAACACCTGAGTCTTGAAGAATAGTTTGAAGTAGCCTTGGTGCACCCTTTAGTGCTGATGAGGCAAATACATAGTCATCAAACTCCTCATACTCCTGATGGAGTAAAGGCTGTGAAATGAGAATATCAAGGTCAGAAACAAGTGGACATGTGGCTGTATCCTTGATTAATGGTAAAATTGATGTAAATTGATCAAATTCAGCAGCCTTTTCTATGTGTGCCCCTCCCCAATCTTCAAGTGGTATTTCTTCAACTTGCTGGGATGGGATTTCATCAACATCACTTGTTAGCTCCATCCATAACCTCATGGTTTCAGGATCATCAAATGTTAGCAGAGGGAACCTATTGTGTTTGTAATGGAAATTTAAAACAAAGTCCTTGATGATAATTCCTCGATGTAATGTTATAAGATCCGGATCAGGATCAATTTTACCCTGTGAGTGTTTCAGTAATGTCTTAACTCCTTCCCTGATGTCTACTCCAGGGTATCCTATTAATTTTGTACATCCTGTTAATTCAACTAGCTCTTCAAGGCTCCACTTCCTGAGATCTGTGATTAACCGGTCAATATCCATCAATGTAGCCATGGAATCAAATTCATCATAAATAATTGTTCTCATCCTTTCAAGATAATTCTCATTCTTGTATGATGTCATTGAATCAGCTTTTGAGATCACAACACCAACGACAATGCCTTCCAAGGACTTAATAAATGAAAAGGGTAATTGACTATCGAGATAGTCCGTGGATCGGAAGTGAGATGTAACAACCTTTGCTTGGTCATTAAGATAAGAGATGATAAACTTCTCAGTTAAGTTGATCCATCTATGGGACTGGAAATGTATGATGGTTAGAACACATGCCCATTCCTCAATCTTCTGAACAAGTTCTTGAAGTAAGGTTAATGTAAGCACATAAACAGATTGATCAATAGATATTATGTGCAGAGTTCCCAGTTTGGCATACTTAAGGTCCTGAGACCAGGTGAAAGTGTAGGACCCTCGCCTTGTTTTACAAACTTTTCTCAATGATGATACCCATAATACGTATGTCATAAGCTGGAGGACCTTCCCCGAGAAGGTGGAAAACTTGGCCACTGATAAATCTGAGGCCATTTGATACTGTTCCTTGATCCAGCTGGAGTTAGTGTGGCAAATATATTTGATCATCATACTTGAAAGCCTGCTACATAGATTCTGGCATCTATGAACATCCTTAAGTCCAGAAACTTGAGCAAACTTATCATTCAGGACAAATGTATTCGAGAAGAACCATGCAACAGATGCACTTCCAGCATAGACATTTATGGCCGACATGGACACAGCTGACCTGTCCAATCCAGTCTCATCAAGGAAGAACTGAAGGGACCCTTCATTAAATTTAATAAATTCATGATGGTATGATTTGTAATGAATGGCATTTTTGAGCTTGAGTGTTTTGATTTGACTCATTAGTTCATAAGGGGAGGATACCTTGAAGGTGCTTGAACAAGCTGAGTTGTGTTATGCCGATAGGCAGGGAAATAACCCTTGAGTTCCTTAATTTCTTTTATGAGCAGGTCTATTTTCAACTCAAGTTCAGTTACCTTTAATTCGAGGTTGGATTCTGAGGGTTTTCTGTTGTCAGTCTTGATAAGTTCCTTTGCTTTAATCTCATTCAAGGTGGTGGTCTTATCCATGATGAGGAACAGAGGATAAATAATAATTAATTAAGGTGAGCTTTTTTGAATGCTTGTTCTCTTATATGTAGTGGTTATATAGACTTCTTACATGCTAATTAAGCAAGTTAATAATGTTCCGTACATGAATAATCCCGATTGTCTCATCTAAATCAGTGAATATCATCCTCATTATCAAGACTGATAGTATTATATTTCCCCATCAATTAGTCAATCAGCTGCATATTGGTGACCTGATCATGGATGATCTTGGTGATTCTGGTCATCATTGCCTGCTTTATGATACAATGAGACATTACAGTAATAAACAGGGATGTAAGACATCCAGCAATAATTGAGATGATTATTGAATCCTTACTTGGATCATCTTGATGTTGTATTAATTCATCAGCCTGTGGAAAGTGTATTGTTATACCATGATCAAACTCCTTAATATCACGGAAATCTGCATTAGTTGTAGGTATCATATGTCCAATACAGTTGCAAGTTGAGTGCTTGATTGATAGAGGAAATTGGAAGTACTCCAGTGTAGCGATATCTGTTGTATGACTGCAACACACCACTGATTGAGATGTTCTTAACACAAGCATGTCAGATATTGCTACAATTGTATCATCCCTTTGGAATGGGATGTAACTGCAGGAATCGGGTAGATCTTCATTATTCAGTACATAGTTGAGGCACTTAACTTTATCATGGCTTAATAAGGATCTCAATGCTGTTACAATAAATGGTTGGTAAACAGCAATGGACTGATCAAAGGTGTAAGGTATATGAACCTCATCATCCTGAACACAAAGAGCAAATTCCTCAATTGTCTTTGAGAATACAAGGTAAACATCAAAATCAACATAATGAAGAGGAAGGGACACCATTGTGGCTCTAAAGCAAGGCACATCTTTGTACTTGATTTGAGGAAGACTTCTTACAGCTAACATACATGTGAAATTCTTATAACAATTAACCCCTTCTAATATAGCAACAGGACTACTATCAATTCCTAACGCCTTAAGATGCTGAGGATTGAGAGGGAAGTTTCCAAGATCTGCAACAAAATTCAGGACTTTCCTCAAAACTTGACCAGACTTAAAGTAAATTTTAACAATGTCTTTGACAACAGCTATTATCTCTGAATTATTGGTCCTTAGATAATCCTCGACTTTCCTAGCTTTCCTCTCAATCCCTTCAATCTTATCTTGTACATCTTCATCTGAATCACCCCATTCAATATGTGTTGCATTTGGCACACCAAAACTTGACGGAAGAGGAAGCTGATGATAAACAGAGGCTAGAGAGCCTGAAAACCTATTCTTCCCAGCTATAGCTTGTTCATGCGAGGTTAGCTCTTCTACTCTGAAATGCTCTTCTGATGGTCTGGGTTTGCTAGATGTGTTCCCATCTTTGTGAGAATCTATGATGATCTTCGCATCTTGCAATAGTTTCTTCTGTGTCTTCCTTGATATATCAGATTTCAGCATACCAGATAAACTTCTTTTTGATCGAGAGATATGAGCTCTATAAGTTGGTTCAAAGTAATTTGTCATGAACATCATACTACCCAGCATTTCTGATCTAAGAAGATTAGAAAGATCCTGACCCAAACTATCCCTGAAGGTATTGTGAAGATTTAATACAGATGATTGAAGGGCTTGAAGTGATCGAGAGATAACCCTAGAGAAAGAAACATCATAAGTGGTTATATCTCCAATGTACCTGTGGTACAATGGTTGGGATACTGTCAATCTAACTCCCAACTCATTCTCAATTTTCTGGATCAGTGGATTGGAGGACACTGACCCTACAACACATAAAACAAACAATAATTGAAACATGATTACTAATGTAAATGCTTATATAGATTATGCTTGTTCTCTTTACTTGTCCTTCCTAGTAGCACCTCCGGAGGCCTGAGGCTGATTGTTGAATTTCACCCTGTTATCTCCAAGATATGTTTCAGGAAGATAGTCTTTAACATCCGTAACTCCATCTATGTCCTTAGCTCCAAACTGCTTCCATATGTCGACCTCATTCACCTCATACGATGAAAATTCGGCCAGAGAGTTGATATGGCCTTCATCACCCGATGCCAAGTCGGGGGTCATAGACAATAATGTTCGTGCTTTAGTTACTGCAATTTTGAGACCATTGGTATCATTCAAACTAGCTAGATATACCCTCTCTTTGTCTTTAAGCATGGTCATGGTGACAAGGCGACTGGTTGAACTTTGCCCACCAATTGTTGTTACTATCTCACCGGTTGCATTCCTTGAAACATCATCACCAAGTATGGATCTCAGCACTCCCATGGATGAGTTGGAGCTGGTAATAGTAGAGATCGCAGCTTTGAACTCCCTTGCATACTGGGCAATTTGAGGGACACTAGAGAAATTGATGGGAGCATAAGCTTTCCATGATGATCTATCTCCTTCAATGATATCCAGCATCTCCACTGCCAATGAAAAGAGATGCCTCACTCTAATTCTTGGAACTTCTGGATTGGTGAACCCTACAAAGGGATCCTGAATTAAAGTATCCATCTGCTGGTTGTAAGCCTCGAACTCTGCGGCTGGTATTAGATCAATCCACAATGTCATCCCTGTTAGTGATGGTGTTGATAAGAATTTTGATATAAGTATGTGGTGAGAGACATTTGGAAATGCAGCTTGGCTTACTAACCAAGTGAAGGGCTTAAGTGAAGCATCTTCATTAGCCAAGTTCTTCAAAAATCTAAGGACCTGAACCCTATTATGATCATTAAGAACTGGAAGCTTCTGGATCAATTCTTTTACAGTGCTATGTGATAGGTGAGTGAGGGGTACCTGAAGGCTGGCACAGATTTTATCAAATCTTTGTGCACTGATGTTTACTCCTTTACTGACATAGATGTACAAAGCAATAGCCAGTGTTTCCAGATATTTATGGTGAGCAACCAGGTAGTTCAGATAGACCTTAACCAAAAATGGGGGACACGATTTCACTTTGTCCCATGACATATCAATATTGTCTTTGGAAACCTCTAGAAATGCTAACTGTCCTTCCTTGGAAAGATTATTGTAATGGTCTTGAACTTTCTGTGATGTGAGTTTGGCATGGAACAACTTCACCTCATCCTGAGTGGGCTTGTATACTGTTCCATGTGCACTGAAATTATTGAGTATGGAGAACCTTATGATCATGGCCAGCTTGTCCGTCTTCATTATTTCATCAGCATACAAAGTGATGAAAGTCTCCATTAGTACCGAGCTAGTCTTGTATCCTAAATTGCCCTTTATAGCACGTTTTGTTTTAGATAATTGCCTGAGCATGATCCCCGAGTGCCGTCACAGTTACTTCTGCACAAGTCAATGTCAATGGGGATGATCTCCACAGAGAGATAAATGAGAAATTTGAAATAATATACTTGTTCTCGATTTTAATTTTATCAACAGTAATGAATGTGAAATCACTAACTATCAGATCATTGGCACATGCCTTTATATCAAGAGTGCCACTTATTAAAGAACCCATGAAACCTATATTCATTTTGAGACCCTGCCCAGAAATAGGCTGAATGTTCCAGGTGCCTGTGAACGTTGGAAGGCTATCAAGAACTGTTCTTATTGTACCAATACACTGTCCGCTACTGTCATGGATTAGGAGCTTACCTACTATCAATCTTGGTCGTCCAATCCGAAACCTTGGAGGTATATTGTAAACAGGTTCATTTCCTCTACTAAGTATTAAGGATGGCAATCTTTTATAGATTAGAACCACAACAAACAGAATGATGAAAGATTGGAAAAACCCTAAACATCCAATCAAACCTTCCTCAACAGCTATTGCTTTTAAGTCAAGTGCCATCACTAAGGACAACTTGGAGACGACCAACACAGAACTTTGAACATGTCGACAAAAGCAACATCCTCCCAGTAAGATTAGAAGGCAACCTGCACCAATAAACCACTCCCAGTCTATCCCCAAGAATGAACCCAGATCAATCGGTTTTGTTATATCCGCTGCAACAATAGGGGTCCTCATGATTTCCTTTAACTGATGATCAACTTGATGTGCCGAGTCACTAAGCATACTTATTTTCTTTTGCTGATCATGAGCTATATCCAAGAAATCTTTACCCTCCTCATTCATTAGATTCTTTGCCTGCTTGGATAATGCATCCAGTAGGTCTGCATGTTCATTATAGTGATCGGATACAAAAAATGGGTAGTTCTCATCAGGTCTCAGTAAATTCGGATAAAGCTTGAGAATCTTAAAACTATCAGCTATTTCATTGGATGGGATGATCAATCCATTCTCACAAACAATGTCTGTATTAGTATTAACAAAGTATGATCCTGCAGGATATGAGAAGTTATTACATTTCACTCCATGTGATGTGATCAGGGCTGAATGGTTTCTACCTGTATAAAGTTTAATGACTGGACTATCAAATGTTCGAAATCTCAGTGCGCATTTTTTTGGATGCTTTGCATGAGGGAAGAGAGAGTTGAGAATACAATCAGATGCCTGTTCATTGATTTTTAGTGTTGTAAGGGATGAATATTCCCACGAATTTTCACCTGTTTGGACAAGACCCTCCAGGAAAACCGGATGTGCTTCAGAGATATCATCTGTATTCTTATACAATAATATGTTATTAGGTAAAGGAATACTTGCATATGCTGCTCCTTCTTTCAACACCACATCCACTGATTCTACCTGGATAGCACAGTATTTACCTGGGATTCCACACTTACTTGCTTCTGAGGTTATAACACTACCTACAATTGATATACCATGGATACTTAATACTGTAATATCTGGAACAATATTGTAGCCTGTTGAGGATCTTAGAACGGCAGCTAATCTTCCTGTGTCTTTGCTGAGGGCTACCAATTTTAATTCATTGAATTTATGCAGCTGAGGAAGGTTTATAAGTAGATAATTATTAATATAAGCTAATGAATCAATTATAATAGTATGGAACTCATCAAGGACCCGAGTGATTTCCAACTCATGGTAAGTCTGTTTAAGTATTTCGCTGTTATGGTATAGGAGTTCAGCTAAGTAGTGTTGATGAGCAAAAAGGTCCTTTATATGATCTCCATTAAGGATGACTTGATCCTCTACATTATGATTAAACTTGGACTGTGCTTGGGCCCTCTTAATGATAGCATCCTGCCTCTTCTTTAATGAGTCAAATGATTGCTTCAAGACAGCAACATCAATTCCTCTTGCGTACCCAAATAGGTAATACCCTGCATAAGAGAATACATTGGCTCTTTGATACGACATCATTCTGTCATCTTTTGGTTCTATCATGGGAGGTATCCCTCGATCCAGATACTCCATTGATTCAATAGAACTTTTAGTTTTGTAAGCTTGGGATAATTGGCTCACGTTGATAGCTAATACTCTGGTATCATCCTTTGTCCGAGGTAAGGTGTCACCAAGGAAAATGATCTTTTCCGCACTACGATCATCACCGAGTTCAGGGTCCGGAGAAAAGGGGTCGTCATGTCCGGTTGCAATAAAATCAAAATTGGCATGTGTTGATGTGTCATTGAAATCGGAAAACTGCAGAACATACTTAGCAGACCCTGTCAGAATTCCTTCAGCCAAACTAACATAAGATAGCAGCTGTTTAAGATGATCATCTTCCTTGGCTTTTGATTTGCTTTTAATCAATGAATGACAATGAAATCCAATCTTATTGATAAAGGCAAGATGATGATTAATCACCCCGAGCATAGGTGAGACTGGAGATATCAAGGAGATTTGCTGGTGAGTAGTTCCGGTTGTTCTCAATAAGTCCACCTCTTGGATAAAGAATCCATTGGGTGATCTGATGAATCTTCCATCATGAACAGGTATCATCAGAAATAAGAGGATAAATATGGAGATATGTCCTTCCATTGTATGTCTATTTTTATTCTTTGGTGTATCGTTTTT